AATTCAAAGTTTGGTTTGCTCCCTTTCGTGAATATTGGCTGGAAGAGCTTGAGGATCTCACCTTAACTCAAACAGTCAAATATCTCGATTGGTTGGAGGAGTCCGAATGGGTGCGTTGGACCATTTTTCCATTTTTCTTTCTCTTCACTCTTATCCACCTTGTGGGTATTGCCGGAGTGGTTCACTTCGAGAAGAAAAGATTATATGATGAATTGGTCGAACGCAATGATGCTATGCCCGAAGTATTTAAGGTATATCGGGATAAGCACGCTAAGTGGATCTGTGGGGCCTCTCTTGTGATTGGAGCTCTCTTCGGAATAGCTCTAATTTGGAAGAATTTTAAGGCAACTGCAGATGCACAAGGCAATTTGGCGCCCACATCTGAGAAAGATATTGTGGAGCGCGATGCCGAGGTGAATCCTTGGGCTGGCGTAAAAGTTAGCCCAATGCCATGCACTGAAGCAGCCAAAACCACGAAAGTTGATACTCTCCAGAAATTGGTTGAGGATAACTTGTGTCATATGGAATTGGAGATGACAACAGACGACAAGAAGCGCACGTTTGAGTGCAATGCTTTCTTTGTCAAGTCCAATGTAGCTCTAGTCCCACATCACATGTGGTTGGCTGATGATGTGAAAGCCAAATTCACTAGGCATGATCCCGCACTTATTGGAGGCAACTTCAGTTGTTACCTATACAAGAAGTGGAGTATCCGTATTCCACAAACAGATTTATCTCTTGTATGGGTTCCCAATGGTGGGGATTGGAAGGATTTGACCCAGTACCTTCCACTCGACAAGTTTGCGGGAGTCCCGGCTAGGTTGGTGTACAAACAAGACAATGGACAAACCAAAGTCTCTAAGTTGTACATGAACCCTGAAGAGGTTCAAACCGATGCCGCCGCATTTTTCGGTGCTAAGTATAGTCTGCAATTTCCTACTTTTGAAGGACTGTGCATGGCTCCACTTGTGACTGAAACCAAAGGTCCCCTCATTGGAGGGTTCCATCTTGGTGGTCATAATGGCACCGTTAAGGGATGTTCGGGATTTTTGTCTCTTGATGCATTGAATGCTGCATACAGTCAATTGGAGCGAGTAGAAGGTGTTCTTCTTTCGAAGAGTGCCGGCACTATGCCCAAGAAACTATATGATAAGCAATTCTTTGAGTCTACTGAAGTACACCCCAAGAGTCCAGTCAATTTTCTTCCGGAAGGAACAAATTGCAAGTACTATGGGCAATGCACTGGTCGTGCAACGTATCACAGTGACGTAGAAGAGTCAATTATCTCTGGCCTGGTCGCTGATATTTGTGGAGTACCCCAGCAATGGGGGGGTCCCAAATTCAAGAAAGGTTACCCTTGGCAAGCTTCTCTCGCGTATTCCACGAAACCCTCAATTGGAGTTGAAGGTTCCTTGTTGGAGAAAGCGATTGCTGACTACAAATCAGCATTGATGATTGCCTTGGAGGAAATACCAGGCTTGAAAGTGGATATTCGACCACTTACAGAAATGGAAACTGTTTGTGGTAGAGATGGAAAGAGGTTTATCGATAAGATGCCTCCGACCACATCTATTGGATATCCGCTAGCAGGGTCAAAGAGCAAGTACTTGACGTATTTGGATCCCAAGGATTACCCGACACATCAATGTCCTGCTGAGTTGGATTCTAGATTTTGGAAAGTGGCTTATGAGATGGAAGAGCTTTATCTCAAAGGAGAGAGGGCATATCCCATCTTTAAAGCCTGTCTAAAAGACGAACCCACGAAACTCACAAAGGATAAAGTGCGAGTATTTCATGGTGCGCCAATAGCTCTACAGTTGTTGATCAGGAAATATTTTCTTCCTGTCGCTAGGTTTCTTTCCATGGTTCCGTTGATTTCGGAGTGTGCTGTGGGTATCAATGCCCAAGGTCCTGAATGGGACCAATTAGCACGCCATGTGAAGAAATTTGGTGATGACCGCATTTTGGCTGGAGATTATTCGAAGTATGATCTTCGAATGCCAGCTCAAGTAATGTTTGCGGCTTTCAGCATTTTGATCGACATCGCTGTGGCATCAGGCAATTATTCCGAGCGTGATGTGATTATCATGCGAGGAATAGCTACTGATGTCTGTTATCCCGTCATGGCATACAACGGTGATTTGATTCAACACTATGGATCTAATCCTTCTGGACAAAATCTAACAGTGTACATCAATTCCGTTGTCAATTCTCTTCTTTTCCGGTGTTCGTATTATTCGATTTGCAAGAATCGTCGATACTTACCAGAATTTCGGAAGGTTTGTGCGTTGATCACTTATGGTGATGATGCCAAATCTTCTGTGCGGAAGGGTTTTGATGAATTTAATCATATCTCTGTTGCCCAATTTTTGGAGGAACATGATATGAAATTTACAATGCCGGACAAGGAGTCTGAACCGACTCCATATATGACTGACGAAGATGCCGATTTGTTGAAACGGAAGAACGTTTTCAACGAAGAGACGGGTTTGTACATGGGTGCTCTTGATGAACTCTCGATCATGAAGAGTTTGCATTCCAATTTGCGTTCCAAGGCAATAACCAAGGAACAGCAGGCAATGCAGTGCATCGATGGAGCACTCCGTGAATATGTACCTCACGGAGAAACCTTGTACGAACAACGCCGAGTGGAGCTCGCCAAGATTGCAACCTTGGCACAGATCGACCATGGTTGCAAAGAGATCCATAATTCATTTGCTCATCAAATGGATAGATGGAAGGAGAAGTACATCCAAGGGAAAATGGATTAGCTTCTTTGGCTCTGTCCTGGAATGACGTTAAAAGTATCCCTCTGCCCGTATTGGACACCGCGGGCAAACGCCAAAAGGGTCCCCACTGTACCTGGTTACCAACAACAGGTCGCAGGTCAGTCAAGACCTGTTGCTAGGCTCTACAGTGGAGCATCATCCTCGTATGATACCCCTATTTAGGGGAGTAGTTCGCTACTACGCAAGGCTGACACCTCAGTGCTGGACTAAGTCTACCAGTACATTGAGTAATGAAGACTTGCTTCACGATTTAATATTACGATAAACGAGGAAAACCACGAAGCAAAGCATCAAACGCTTTCTTTTGCAGATCAAACACAAGATTGGGAATATACTGTCGATTCTACACCCGATGTCACATTTAAGAATGCTGACACAAATGATGCAGAGTTGCAGAATTTCTTTTCTCGTCCGGTCAAAGTTGCAAGTTATACTTGGGGAGTGGGACAAAATCTTTTTGTCACATTCAACCCTTGGACCTTGTTCTTTGAAAATCCGAGAGTTATCAACAGGATAACTAATTATTACTTGTTGAGATGCAAATTAAAAGTAAAGTTCGTTATTAACGGGAATGGATTTTACTATGGCAGAGCTATTGCTTCATATACACCGTTACACACCTTAGACGCTTTCACGAAGGATCGAGCATTCTTTATCCAAGATGTGGTTGCTGCTTCGCAAAGACCACATGTCTTTCTGGATCCTACAACCAGTCAAGGCGGAACGTTAGCGTTACCGTTTTGCTGGTATAAGAATGCATTGCGTATTCCTTCGCAGGAATGGCGTGAAATGGGAGATATACATATTCATGGAATGCAAACACTGAAGCATGCCAATGAAGGTACCGATCCTATTTCCGTCTCAGTCTTTGTTTGGGCAGAAGAAGTATCTCTTTCAATACCCACAGCTAATGAGCCTTTTGCTCTGTCAGCGCAATTGGGAGAAGTATTTCATGCCCAGGCAGGAGATGAATATGGAAATGGTCCCATTTCAAAACCGGCTGGACTTGTTGCGAAGATTGCTGGGGCACTTGAAAGTATTCCCCCTATAGCTCCTTTTGCTAAAGCAACTCAGATGGCAGCTTCTGCTGTGTCTGGTGTAGCTTCAATGTTCGGGTATAGTCGTCCAGTTGAATTGGCCGATATACAACCTTACAAGCCTACGTATATGGGTAACATTGCCAATACCAATGTCCCCGATACGTCGACTAAGCTAACACTCGATGCAAAACAGGAACTCACCATAGATCCCAGGACTTTTGGGCTAGGTGGGGCTGACGAGATGACAATCAAGTCTATTGCCATGAGAGAATCCTATTTGACAACATTCAATTGGCCGGTCTCTTCTGTGTCAGAGCAAATATTGTGGAATACTGAAGTATCTCCAGTATTGTGGAATGAATTGGCTGGTACGCCAAATGAATTGCACTTTCCGGCTTGCTGTTTTGCAGCTTTGCCGTTTAGGTATTGGAGAGGAACAATTAAATTTCGATTTCAAGTTGTTGCTTCCGCATTTCACAAAGGAAGGATGAAAATATCATATGATCCATCCTTCCCACTGACAAATGAATATAATACGAACTATATTCATATCATTGATTTGGCTAAAGAACGGGACTTTACAGTCGATATTGGCTGGGGTCAAGCACGTTCTCTTATGCAACATCGCAAACCTGGGATTGATGACATACCCTGGAGTATTGCACCATTGACATCAGATCCGTATGTCAATGGAAACGGAATTCTTTCCGTTTATGTCGTAAATAAGTTAACTGTGCCTAACTCAACAGCCAATAATGATATCCGAATCAATGTATTTATCAGTGCTGGGGACGATTTCGAAGTATTCGCTCCTGACTCAGAAGCTTTGGAAGATCTGGTTTATTTTGCTCCACAAATGGGTGAGAAATTCACCCCACAAATAGGAGAGATACCAGAATCAGAGCTATCTCTTAATACAGCTCTAACTTCTTTCTCAACAGCTCTTGTATCTTTAATTCTTGTATTTATTTCACGTTTGTATAATAAAATAGAAAGACATCATAGAGATATATCTGTACATATAGCAGAGAGTGAGAGAGGGGTTTTCCAATCCCAAATGGGTGAGAAAGATGAATCTCACCCAGATGCCGATTTGACAAAGGCAGAAGACGAACCCATGAAGATGGAAGCATCTACTTCTATGGCTGCAACAATGTCTCCAGATGATCACACATCAAGTGTTTTCATAGGGGATCCTGTTACAAGTTTCCGACAATGCCTTAAACGTTATGCATATCACACGACCTATTGTCCTGACATCTCAGGACAGAAGATAGTATATAATGTTAACAATAGTAACTTTCCATACTATCGCGGATATGCACCGCAAGGTGTCGACGAAACTTCAGTCCCGGTTTATCCGACGAAATATAATTACTGTCACATGACTCTTTTGAATTATATCACACCAGCTTTCGCTTGTCGAAGAGGTGGACTGCGTTGGAAATATTTTCGAGAGGGTTCATCTCGAGATAATATCCTAACTGTTCAAAGAAATCCCTACTCTTCTGGATTTTTCCGTGATGAGAATATATTGAGTGATATAACTGCTTCACGAGATTTCCGTAAAAGAGAATGGGTCAACGAGTTTTATAACATGTGGGATGGCGCACATGCCACACATGTACATAATAATCCTGTTGTTGAAGTAGAACTACCGTACTACGATAATGTTCGCTTCACTATAGGAAAGATCGCTGATGTGACTTCGGGTATTCCAATTGGAACAGACATGCACTTTCATTTAGTCTTCTGTTCATGGGATATAGCAAGTGATGATTATCCTGCACTTCATTCATTTGTTAGCGTTGCTGAAGATTTCCAATTAGGATTCTTCACAGGAGCTCCAGTAGCTTGGCGTGTGCCTTGGCGCGGAGATCCAGCCACTCTTTGAGTGGTTTTTATGGGGACAGAAACCCCGTTACAGAAAATGTAGTAGAGTAGGGCTCTACTAGCAGGAAAGAACAAAACTCCTACCTCTCGGTGGCTGAGAGGGGGTACTCCTGATGAGGCGATTTAAGGCATCGCTAGATATCTTGGAATCATAGAGTTCCATCAGGTTACCTGGACCACGTCCGCAACGATGAAGTTGTACTGGAAGAATTTCCCTGGACGTGTCCAGGTTTGTCTTCTAGTCACAATTTCTAGTGAGCGTGGTCCTTGAGATCGTTGTGAG